CTCGCATCGTCCTTCTCGCAGGCGATTGTCGCGACGGGGTGGGGGGCGGCGGACATAGCAGCGCTCGCAGCGCTCTCGATCTCCTCGGCTAGGGATGCCGACGCAACCAGGTTGATCTTCTACATCCTGATCGACTTCATTCTCAGCAATCGCGGCTCAACGGACCTCCGAGTCGGGCCTGGACGGGACTCCGACTTCGAGGTCCAGAGGACGCATGGTATGGACTTTTCCGTGTGAGCCGGTGTAGGCTCACAGTAACAGCGACCTTTTTTGAGAGGAGGCCACAATGGCTTCTGGTGTTTACGGACCTGGCATGGTGAGTCTTCTGAAGGGCGACATCCCGTGGGCCAGCGCGACGGTCAAGGCGCAGCTCACCAAGAGCGCGTATACGCCGAACTTCGACACGGACGATTTCCGTGACGACGTGACCTCGAACAAGATCACCGGAACGACCGATCAGGCGATCGGCTCGAAGGCGGTCAACCTCGACACGGCGGACAACCTGGTCCACCTCGACGGCCCCGCGACGATTACGTTCTCGGCGGTGGCGGGTGGCGAGACGGCGGGTGGGGTGGTCATCTATGAGGACAACTCCTCGGCGTCGGCGGACAATCTGATTTGCTGGAACGCCTTCTCTTCAACCGTGGCGACAAATGGAAGCGACATCCAAGTCACCTTCGCAGCAGACGGACACGTCAGCGTCTCCTACGGGTAAGCAGATCGTGGTGGCGGAGACCGCCCACGTCGTGGTGCGCGTGCTCGATGGCGCAGCTCGCGGCGTGGGCTCTGCCAAGGTAGGTGCTCTGCCTGCCCACGTTCGCATCATCATGAAGAGGTGACGCATGGCGGATCGGTTCGTCGTTGGGTCAACCGACACGATCACCGGGACTATCTACGATGACCGTGCCGGTGCGATGACGGCGCTCGACCTCTCGGGCTCGACCGTCGTTCTCAAGGCGCAGATCAACGGAGGCGCGAGCAAGAGTTGGACCGCGACTCCGCTCAACCAGTCGCTCTACCCAGGCAAGTACAGCTACCAGCTCGGATCAACGGACGTAGACGCTGCTGGGATCGTCGAGATCCAGGCTCACGTTGCCGTCGGTCTTGCCACGTACAAGAGCGACATCGTGCGCGTGGATGCGATGAGGTCGCTGTGAGCGCCCCCTCAAAGCAAAATCCAAGTAACGGCAACGAGATCCCGAAGCAGATCGTACCCGGCGGAGACCCGCTGTTGAGTGGCGAGAAGCCTGGCGGGCTGTACAGCATATGCAACCCAAAGAGCATCTCTCCGGAGTCGATCCAGGTCGCCGAGAATAAGCGCAAGGCGTTGCTCCTTCGCCAGCGCGGGGCAAGTTACTTCCAGATCGCGCGAGAGCTTGGGTACAAGAGCAAGGCCACGGGCTACAAGCTCGTTCGTGCTGCTCTCGCAGAGATCCCGCGCGAGGCGGCGGACGCGCTGCGTCAGATCGAGTTGGAGCATCTCAACGATCTTCGGCTCCACTTCTACCCGCAGACACCGGCGGACTATCTAGACTGGCCGCGCATGGATGCGCTGCTCAAGGTCCACGACCGTATAGCTCGGCTCCTCGGTCTGCACGAACCGGCAGTGGCGACTACGGTGAACGTGTTCGCCAGCCAGGCAACGACCAACATTCAGCAGGTGGCACAGCAGGCAAGTGCAAATCCCCGACTCCTTCAACTCCTGTTTGAGGTCGATGAGCAGCTCCGATCTGCGAATGGTGACAGCCACGCTCAGCCCGGCACACTTTGCCCGCCTGACGACTCGTGACCGATTTCAGATCCCGCTCCACATCAAGTACCTCAACGCCGTCCTCCTCGATCTGGTAGCTGGGCGGCTCTCGGGGGCGGTCGTGTCGATGCCGCCTCGGCACGGCAAGTCGCTTCTGTGCTCTCAGTATTTTCCGGCGTGGTACGTGATGACGCATCCCGATGCGCGCATCATCCTCACGAGTGCGGTGGCCGACCTGGCAAACGACATGGGGAGGCGCACGCGGGACATCGTGGCCGAGTTCGGGTATCCGATGTTTGGCGTCGCGGTTCGCCAGGACTCCAAGTCTGCGCGCGACTGGAACATCGTCAAGCGTGAGGGCGGGATGCACTGCGCAGGAGTCGGCGGCTCGATCATCGGTCGTGGGGCGCACCTGTTCATCTGCGATGACCCGATCAAGACGCACGAGCAGGCTCTCTCCAAGAGCTACCGCGACAAGGCGTGGGAGTATTTTCTCTCGGTGGCGGAGACGCGTGCGGAGCCAGGGTGCATCTTTCTGGTGATTCAGACGCGCTGGCATGAGGACGATCTCGCGGGGCGGCTCTGTACTGAGATCCGGAGCGGGGCGCGCAAGGGCTGGGTCGAGATCCGGCTCCCCGCGATCGCGGAGGCGGACGATCCGCTCGGGCGCTCGGAGGGGGATGCGCTATGGCCGGAGCGTTTCCCTGTAGAATGGCTCAAGGACAGACACGAGAGATGGGATTGTGACGAGGCGCGGCTGGGTGCGTACTGGTGGGAGTCCATCTACCAGCAGAACCCGGTGCCGCGCTCCGGCGGTGACTTCAAGCGCTCATGGTTCCAGTACTACACCGAGGACGAGGACAACTACATCCTGCATCGATCCCCGGGCGAGATCGCGGACCCGACCCGGGGCGCAGAGACGCAGAAGGTAATCCCGAAGCGCAAGTGCTATACGTTCTTCACATGCGACCTCGCGATCTCCGAGAAGGTTACTGCGGACTGGTTCGTGCTCGGGATCTGGCGCGTGGCTCCCGACATGGACCTGCTCCTGAGCCACGTCTACCGTGATCACCTCCAGGCGCCGGACCAGATCAACCTGATTCATCGCCTGTCGCGGGAGTTTAGCCCTGCCTTCATCTCGATCGAGTCGAATGGGTATCAGCTCGCGTTGGTCCAGGAGGCTATCCGGCGTGGACTCCCGGCCAAGGAGCTGCGCAGCGACACGGACAAGCGGGCGAGGGCAGCGCTCGCCTCGACTCGGTTTGCTGCTGGGACGGTGTACTTCCGTTCTGGCGCTTCATGGTTGACGCCGCTGGAGAGTGAGCTGCTTGCTTTCCCGAACGGCAAGAATGACGATCAGGTGGACATCATGTCGATGGCCGCTCGCGAGGTCGCCGAGTTCGTGGTCCCAATGGTGTACTGAAAATGAACCCCCTCAAGATTTTCGGATCGTTCTTCCGTTACAAGACGATCGACATCAGCTCGCTCCTCGATGCCGCTGACATCAGTGCTGCGGGAGTCGGCAAGAGTTTCACATCGCGGATCAATCGCGGGTACAAGCAGAACAATGCCGCGTTCGCCTGCATCAACAAGCTCTCGAAGAACGGCGCGGCGATCCCGTGGGAGCTTGTGAGCGTCGATACGGATGATATTCTTCCGCAGCAGCATCCGATGAACGTCCTGATCAATCGCCCGAACCGTTTCCAGAGCCGCACTCGGTACCTGTCGTCGCTCCTGATCCAACTCTTCGTTGGGGGCGGGTGCTACGTCCGCAAGATCACGGTCGGGGAGGGCACTCCGCGCGTCCGTCCGGCGGAGTTGAAGCTGTACCGCATCGACCAGATCAAGCCCGCGAGCGATGACGATCCGACTGCTGGGTGGATCTACACGGCAAAAGACGGGCGGGCGACATCCATGCCGTTTGAGGAGGTGATGCCGCTCTACATGTACGATCCGTCGGATGACTGGGCCGGGTTGAGTCCGGTGGAGGTCGCAGCGCTCACGATTAACGCGGCCAACTCATCGCGGGAGTGGAATGACTCGCTGCTTCGGAATGACGCGCGCCCGAGTGGGCTTCTTCGATCCAAGATCCATATTGACCGCGAGAAGATCGACGAGATCCTCCAGAAGTTCGTTGAGCGCTACGGGGGGTCGGTCAATGCAGGGCGCCCTGTCTTCATGCAAGGAGACTTGGAGTGGCAGCAGACGGGGCTCGCGCCGAAGGACATGGAGTGGAACGAGGGGCAACGCCTGAGCGATCGTGGGACGGCGGCGGTGTTCGGGGTGCCGCCCCAGCTACTCGGCGACAAGGACGCCGCGACATACGCCAACTACCGTGAGGCGCGCAAGGCTCTCTTTCAGGAGGAACTCGTACCGCTGATGACGTGGATCGTAGGGGAACATTCTCGGTTCCTCTTGCCGGAGGACCAGGGCCTTGAGTGGCGGCTGTGTCTTGATGACATCGATGCTCTCCAGGAGGATCGCGCGCAGGAGTGGACGCGCGTGGGGAGTGCGACGTGGCTCACAGTCAACGAGAAGCGCCTTGCAACCGGATACGACGAGCTGGAGGGCGAGGGTGGGAAGGCTATCG